GCCATCCTTCGTGAGGACTTCAAAAAAACTTGGAGAGAGATTGAACAACGAATGGGATTCAGTCAATGCAAAGCACGTTACCTATACAAGCTAATCAAACCACTATGAACAGAACAAAAGAAATCGTCCACGGATTGTTGGAAAAACATCCAGCGACAAGAGACAATGACAATCTCCTTTGCTCATTAATTTGGAGACAAGAATCAAACCTATTCAACTTCTTCGCACGGTTGGAATCAGGGAAACTCACATCTCCCGAAACCATCCGCAGATGTCGGCAAAAGCTACAACGTGACAATCCAACTCTTCGTGGTGCGTTGTATGATCTACGGCAAAATCGCCAACGAAAAGTATTGAAAGATTTGGGATATAATGTTTAGTTGATTATATTTGTAGGGTTAACGAGAAGGTTGCAGTTTCTCAACGTTAAAAGATTTTTACCCTGTTGGAATAGTCGCACTGCAACTGCACTATTTCGATGGGGTTTTTTTATTTATGAAATTTGAAACAAAAACACGGATTGAATTGAAATGGGTAGTTATTAAAATCTACCGAAATGGTGAGTATTATTTTACTTATGATTTCCTAATTGACAATGCCAAAATGATGTTGGATGAACACTTACCAACAAAACGATGGGCAACCGAAAACAACCTGATTGAAATACGGAATTCAATCGAACAACAAATTAATCTTAATTAATATGAGCAAAGATCCGGCATTCTTATTTTACTCATCGGATTTCTTGACTGGTACTTTGCTGATGTCAATGGAGCAAAAAGGGAAGTTTATCACTTTGCTTTGCATCCAGCATCAAAAAGGACATATGATTGAAAAAGATATGTTACAGATATGTGGAACATATGATGAAGATATATTTAGTAAATTCAAGAAAGACAACGATGGCAAGTTCTACAACGAGAGATTGAAAGAAGAGGTTGAAAAGAGAAAAGCATATTCGGAATCAAGAAGGAACAATCGTAAAAAGAAAGAAGATATGATTGACACATCTAAAACATATGATGAACATATGGAAAATGAAAATGAAAATGAAAATAAAGATTTAAATAAAAGTAAAAAGGTAGCATCATTTCAAAAACCAACTCTTGAACAAGTAGAGGAGTATATGAAAGAAAGAGGAATGAGCAACTATGCAAGTCGTTTCCACAACTTTTATGAATCAAAGGGATGGATGGTAGGTAAAAACAAAATGAAGGACTGGAAGGCAGCGGTGAGAAATTGGGAAGATGATAAAAAAACTGCACCCAAAACAGAAGCTCCAGTATTAAAAGTGGTTAATTTGTCGGACTATGAATGAGCAATTAGAAGATTACATTTTGGGACAATTATTGTTTTACGAACAAACACGGGCATTGTTACCAAGAATGAAAGCGGATTGGTTTGAGATTCCATTGCATCGCAAAGTAATTAAGCGGATGCAAGACAAGTACTTTGATAACGAACCAATAGATTATATGAGTTTAACCGATGGTTACACGAAGAGCGAACGAATGCAAGTGGTTATGATTGGACAAAATGTGTCCAACGTGGCAAATGTGAGCGAATATCTTCCGAGGTTAGAACAAAGCTTTTTGCAAAAGCAATTCATTGCACAGTTGGGGCAAATTGATTTGAGCAAAAGTTTGAAGGAGTTATTGGAGTACACACAAAACGCAATTGATAACACGAGATTCACAACCATACACGATCCCGTTTCAATACACAAGGTGAGTGCAAAAGCATTGGACAATATAACTCAAGCCATCAGCCGTGGCGAAGCCATCACGGGCAAAAGAACGGGGTGGAAATTGCTTGATAAAATGTTGGGCGGTTGGAATGCTGGTGATTTGATAGTGATGGCAGCGAGACCAGGGATGGGGAAAACTGCACTTGCATTGTCGTTGATTTATGATTTTGCGAAATTGGGTGGTAAGGGTTTAATTATCAGTTTGGAAATGAGTGCAGAACAATTGGCGAAAAGATATTTCTCATTGATCACAGACATTGTCAATTGGAAGATACGAAATGCGACATTGAGAGAACACGAGCTTTTCCAACTATGTGATTCTGTCAACAGAAGCCAAATAGATTTCTTTGTTGACGAAGAACCCAACGCATCTATTCAGCAAGTGAAAGCCAAAGCCAAAACGCACAAAGCAAAGCACGGATTGGACTTACTTGTTATTGACTACATACAGTTAATGAAGGGTAGCAAACAAAACAGAGAGCAAGAAATCGCAGAAATCTCACGTGGTTTGAAATTGTTGGCAAAGGAATTGCAAATCACCGTGATTGTTTTGGCTCAGTTATCCCGTAAGCCTGAAGACAGAGCAGACAAAAGACCGATGTTGTCCGACATAAGAGAGAGCGGAAGTATTGAACAAGATGCAGATGTGGTTATGTTCCCTTTCCGACCAGCCAAATATGAAAGCGTTCAACCCGAAATTGAAGAAGCGGAGTTGATCATTTCAAAGAACCGGCACGGGGAGTGTGGTATAATTTTAACCAATTATATTGGAAACCGAACAATGTATAAAGAAAGATTATGACAAAGAGATGGACTAAAGCCGAGAGCGATGAGCTTGTAAAGTTGTACCCCACAACATTGTCAAAAGATTTGGCAATTCATTTCGGGTGCAGTATTAAACAAATTTACAACCGTGCAAAAAGAATCGGATTAAACAAAGACCAGGAATGGTTGATTAGCTACTACAAAGAAAATTACAAAGGGTATGAACACACTCAATTCAAAAAAGGAATGAAGTCGTGGAACAAAGGAATGAAGGGTTTACAAATCGGAGGGAAAGAAACCCAATTCAAAAAAGGGCAACCACCACACAACACCAAACCAATTGGACATCGTTCATTCCGTGATGGATACCTGGTTGAAAGAGTGGAGAAGGGATTTCAGTTTGTTCACATCCTTTTATGGAAACAACACTACGGAGAAGTTCCAAAAGGAATGTTCGTGGTGTTCAAAGACCGAAACAAAAACAATATCACAATTGAGAATTTGGAAGTGATAGATCGTGTAGAGCATATGCGAAGGAATCACGTTCAAAATCTCCCAAAAGAATTACTTGAAGTTGTACAAATCAAAAAATCATTAACAAGAAAAATAAACTCCTATGGCAAGAAACAAAATTAACGACCTACGTGATCACCTCTTTGAAACACTCGAACGATTAAAAGACGGTGACATTGACGTACAAACTGCAAAAGCAATGGCAGATGTCGGACAAGTAATCATCAACTCAGCAAAGATTGAAATTGATTTCATTCGTGCAACTGGATCAACGAAGGATTCAGGCTTTATCAAGTTAGGCGATGGAAATGAAAAGTTAGTATGACAATCATTGATTACCGAAGAAGCAACCAGCTACGCACTAAGGCGAGGGTTTTGCCAAACTACAAAGAATTCATCCAACTCGTTGAAAAAGATAAGAGGGTGCAATGCTATCACACTCTCCAAGATATGCTCTTAGATGCGTTTAAATGGGATAAAACGCCACAAGGTCACGAGTACTGGCAATCCATCTATGATTCAATTCAAGTCAAAGACCATCCGCATTGCCCACAATGTAAGTGCATCGGACGTGTGTGGTTGCTGAAAACCGTTAACAAGTACAAATGTCAAAAGTGCAAAATCACATTCCTATGAACCAATTTCAAGAAACCCACAACCTAAAGCAAGAAATCAAGCGATTGAGATTGATGATTTCACAGATAACCGTCACACACGACAAGGAGATAGCAAGGCTCAAACGTGAAATCCTCAAACCAAAATGCGATATCAACAACATTGACGCACATTGGACAGATGCAATGAGGGTTTGTTGCCAAGCCTACGACACAACACCTGATCTCGTCATCTCGCACAACAGAAGACAAGCCATCGCCTATTCACGTCATATGTTTTCGTATTTATGTCGCAAACATTTGAAGATGACATTCGCTTCAATTGGCTATATACTACATAGAGACCATTCCAGCGTGATGAATGCGGTGAATGTCTTTGACAATTTGATAACTCACGACAGATTAACACGCCAAAACTATGAGAAAGCCGTTCAACTATTGGGTGATTACTTGCACCAAAGGGATATCATCGAGCATCCATATCCTGTATGATGAGGAACAAGTTTTGAGATGTCAAAAAAAGTACGAAAAAGATGGTTATATTTGCATTATTGAAAAGAAAGATTGAAAAAAGCCGACATCATATTGGAATTGTCCAAAGCTGATTGGCTGACAAAAGCAACCAGGAACATCGCCAAAGATAGAGAGTTGGCAAGGGAGTTGTATCAATTTTACTTTTTGACGTTACTTGAAAAACCCGATGAGCAAATTGAAAAAATATACAGAGACGGATACATCCAGTTTTGGTCAATCCGTCTTTTATACCTTTGTATCAACGGCAACCGGCATCCCTTCGGTGAATCAAGAATTTATGATCAATACGATGTGTACGAGCTTGACTTCGCTGAGGAAATTGACCTACTGGATGAACGTGAACACACCGAAGGAATTGAACTTGAACGAATCAACAAAATAAATGAAGTCACAGAATCCGCATATTTTTATGAAAGGGAACTATTCAAACTATGGTGTTCAGGAATGTCTGCAAGGGCAATCCACCGAAAGACAGATATCTCCGTTCGTGAAGTGCTGCGAGTTATCAAACTAATGAAAGAACGATGCATACAGAAATAATTGGAATCGCTTGTTTAAGCATCATCATTGTAAACTTTGGCAAACCAGCCGACCTACTCAAACGCTATCTCTACGGGAGCGATTACTCAAAATGGAAGCGGATGAAACCACTTGATTGTGCGTTTTGCCTTTCGTGGTGGTTGGGATTGTCCTTCTTTCTATACACCTATGGTTGGGTGGGGATACTTTATGCATCCATCGCCACCGTGATTGTTGCACTCCTTGAGACGAAGATATGAGTAGTGCTAAACAAAAGGCAAAGGAGATGGTAGACAAATTCACCGTGGTTGGGTTACAACAACGCAACGAAGGCATTCAATGTGCGTTGATAGCCGTTGAATCAATCATTGACAACATCGAAAACAAAGAAACACCCAATGTTAAATTGTGGTATTGGGAAGCCGTTAAAAAAGAAATTGAATTACTATGAGTCCAAAAGACAAAGCCAATATGATATACCACAAGTTTATGCTTGTGAACGCAGAATCGGTTGAACTGGTAACGGGAGAATATGAGGTTCTATTCTCACTATCGGAAAACGATGCAAAGAAATGTGCAATCATTCACGTTGAGGAATTAATCGAATTCGCATCACCATACAAAAACGTCTATGATTTATACGAGGATTTTAGTCCCAAAGACCAATGGACAGAAAAACAATTTTACACCAAAGTACTTGAAGAACTTTACAAACTATGAGCAACATCGAATTCATACTATCACTCCAACCACTTTACGATGTTTGGAAGAAAACACAAGTGTTCGCACCCACACCTGAACAAGGGGCAATCCTAAACAACGTACATCGTGAGATATTCGGACGTAATTTGCCAAACTGCTCTACCTGTGTGACCGAAGCATTGCACTCACTTTTGATATGGGCGAACCAGCAACAAGATGCACTCACCAAAGCACAACTTGCGGATGATGAGCAGAAGCCAAAGAGAAGAAGAAAGTGAAGAAACACGTTGTGACATATTTCAACCATTTCGGATATGACATTAGTGACTTCATTCCTTGTGAGGTGTGTGGTAAACAAGCCGTGGACATTCACCACATAGAAGCTCGTGGAATCGGAGGGAGCAAACAGGCAGACAACATTGAAAACTTGATGGCTTTATGTCGTGAGGATCACATCAAATACGGTGACAAAAAACAACACAAGGAGTGGTTGAAATCCATTCACGAACAAAGATTGTCAATGGCAAAATAAATGTGTAATTAATTCGTAAAAATGGCAACTCAAGTACCAGGAAGAAATGGAGGAACTTTGACCAAACCCGACAAGGGCGAGGTGTTAAATCCAAACGGAAGACCGAAGAAGCTCGTCACGTTGATGAAGGACATTGGCTATACAAAATCGCAAGTTGAAGATACGATGTTGGCAATGCTCACACTATCACGGAAAGAACTGGAGAAGATTGACAAGGGCGAGGAGTACACGATAATGGAAAGGACAATTGCTGGGGCGTTGTTGAAAGGCCACAACAACAACTCACTCTTCAACTTGGAAATGTTACTCACTCGCTCACAAGGAAAGCCAAAGGAAACAATTGACCAAACAATAGAAAGCAAGAATTTCACAATTACACTAAATTTAGATGAGAGCAAGTTGGAGAGGTGAGGACAAGCTCC